GGGCAATGGCGAACGTATAATAAAAACAGTCACGTTGTCTAAAGATACAAGTTATACGGTCACAGTCGGCAGTGGTGGTGCTGGCGGTGGCGGCACAGGTAGTTACGGAACAGCTTCCAATGGCGGCGATGGTGAAAACAGTACTGCTTGCGGCTTGACCGGTAGAGGTGGTACCGGCGGTAGCGGTGGTAGCCGTGTATCTATTGACGGCAGTTACGAAAGCACAAGGGGCGTGCAAGGCACAACCTATGGCGCAGGTGGTGGCGGTATTGGTGGTGTTGCGGGTACTAAATATAAAGACAATGCTGGCAAAGCAGGCGCTGATGGTTGGGCAAAGATTTTATATACCGGCAATAAAGAATTGACACCTTCGGGAACAACAGGCGATATTACCTTGACGAGCAACAAGAATATTTTCGCCGGCAGTAAGCCTGGTGCGTATATCAAACTTAAACAAGAGATTGCCAGCAAGACTGTATCAACCAGCAACGGTACTACGGAAAGAGTGCGCGTAGGCGAAAATTGGAAGGTTATCAGTCACGGGACCTGGAGCGGCAGTTTTGCTATAGAAAAGAGTGACGATGGCGAAAGTTGGAAGGAATACAGGAAATATACTTCTAAGGACGACTATAATCCGTCTGAAAGCGGCAGTGTAACAGAGCCGGTGTTTTTAAGGGCGGTTTGCACTATAACTAGCGGTACTTGCACTGTTGATTTAACAGCAATGGCCTACAATGCGGAAGGCGTTGTAAAGCTTACTGAAATCACTAGCGACAGTACAGCTAAAGCCCATGTTGAAAAAGAACTTGGCTCAACGGATATGACAACTAATTTCTTATGGGGCGCATGGAGTGAAGAATTTGGCTACCCGCAAACACTTTGCTTTTTCCAGGACAGACTATGTTTTGGCGGTACGAAGAAGCAGCCTCACATGGTATGGATGAGCAGAACCGGTGACTACGGCAATTTCAGCGTAGAGAAAGCAAGCGGCACTGTTACCGACGATAGCGCA